GATCTCGACGGTGTACTCCAGGTCCTCCGCCCCGCTGAAATCTCCGGAGGGGGTCAGGACGGCCGATCCGGTGCCGTTTTTGAGGGCCGCCGTCACCATGCCGGCGCGGAGCGAGCTGACCGAGATCATCGTCGCGGCCGTGATCAGATTGTCATACAAAAAGCGCGCGAGCCCCATATCAATACCCCTGGTCTTTCAGCTTCTCGAGGTGCGGCAATATCTCTCCGGCGAATTCTTTCATGACCTTTCGATCCGCGACCGTCGCGTACAGGTTGAAGGTTATGGACCCTCCCCCATCTCTGGGGAGCTTTTTCGCGATCGCCGCGGCGATATGATCGGGATCCGCGCCCACGTCGCGCAGGAACTGGGATCTTTCCGGCTCGTAGGTCGGCACCGCCCACTCCTGACCGCGCTCCCCTCCAATATACGGGCCGCGGCTGAGACCGCCGCCTCCCATGATTCCCAGCCGTTCGCCGAACCCGGCAAAACCCTCGCCGCCATCCGCGCCGGTGAGGGAGAGCTGCATGTGGCTGAGGATGGTCGGGAGATACTCTGCAAGATATGTCGCGAGATCAAACGAGGCCATAAAATCCCAAGCCGTATCAGGGATGGTTGTGATTTGATCCCAGATTGACGACGGCAGCTCCTTGAAATAGGTCCAGGCATCCCCGGTCAGGCCGTATGTTTTATCCATTCCCAGGTCGACCAGGTCATCCCACGACATGCTCGTGAGCCCCTTGACCGACTCCCAGGAGTCCGAGGTCATGGTTTTAATCGACTCCAGGACCTCCGCAGGCGCCTGCGAGGCGATCGACCAGTATGTGCCCAGATCGTTCGTCGGCAGCGTGACCGGCACCGACGGCAGCGAGACCGGCAGCATGCCTATGCTGGTCCCGGGCGAGTACATCGTCTCCGCCCCGACCGTGGTCAGATCAGCGCTCGAAACCTCCACCCATGTGTCCCCGATCTGGACCAGCTCGGTCCCTTTGTACCACGCGGTTGCGCCCTTTACCGCGCCCGCCGTTGCGGCTGCCGTGTTTGCATTCCAGAAGGCGTCCTCGATATCGCCCCCGGTGGCAACCGTAACCCCGGCCGAAGTGCCTGCGGCGGCAAGCTGATACGGGATAGTCGCCCCTCCTGTCGCATAGGCCAGCGCGATATTCGCGGCCAGGGCCAGGGCGCGCCCGATATCGTCGTTTGACAGGAAGGATGTCACCTCGGAAAAAACACTGAACGCCGTCGAAACGACATCAGAGACCACGTCGGTGACAGAGTCCCAAACATCGCTGAAAAAACCATAATGCCCGAGGTCCGGGCCGACGATCCCACCGGCAAACATTCCCATCATTGACGGGATATTTTTGCCCGCCAGGATCTCCCCGGCGCCGGGGCCGGCACGGTTGATCGTATCGAGCATCTGCCGGACGAAGGGGTCCTGTACGGCCTCTCGCCTGACCATATACTCGCCGGGCGTTGCCATGATCGGGACCGTGTCCCCCGCGAACCCGGGGCGGCCGTTGTATGCGCCGGGGATCTCGCCGCCGGAGGCAAAGGTCAGAAAAGGCACGTCGATGCCGAGCATCGTCTCGATGGTGCCCTTGCCCGACGGATCGCCGTCCCACGCGTTTGTAAAAAACATCGTGATCTTCTGCGCCGCGATATCGATGACCATCTGTGCGATCGTTGTCAGGATATTGTCGAGGATATTGTCGCAGAAGGTGCTCCAGTCTTCCTCCATCGTGTCGAGATCGCCCTTCATCCCGGAGACGAGAATGCTGGTCATATCATCCTTCGCACCTTGCATCGTGGCTGTGAACCCCCCGCCCAGATCTTTCGACGCATTGAGGGAGTCTTCTGCGAAGTCCTCCCAGGCGAGCGCCATGACATCCAGCGCGTCGCCGTGCTCCCGGACTTCCTCGTCCAGGATCTTTCCCTTTTCATTTTCGAGCCAAACGTCGAGGATCTGGAGGCCGTCGGCGTAGTCCTGATCCATCCCCGCCAGAGATGTGAGGTGCTTTTTGTAGTCCTCATACTGGACATTGAGGGCCTTCTCCTTCGATTCAAACGTGGCCGTGTCACCCGCCTGGATCTCTTTCCGCAGGGTCTCATATATCTGTGTCGATTCTTTCGCGTAGTTCGCGGTATCTCCTGTCAGTCCCGCCAGGCCGCGCGACTGAGCGGCATAAAATTCATCGCTCTTTTGCTTCGTCGTCTCGGGAAACCATGAGTCCTCGATACCCTTGCCGAGGGCCGCGAACGCCTTGAGCTGGTCATCCGTGAAGGCCGTGACGGTGTCCACCTGGTCCTTGACTGCTTTCACCACCGCCGCGGACGACTCCGCCTGCGTGACGGGGATCTCTGCGATCTTGTCCCGCCAGCCCTGGACCGTCGCGATGGCGGTGTCGTAGCCGCGGTTTGTCTTTTCGATATCGGCCAGGACCTGCGCGGTGACATCCCCGGATGAGGCCCGGAACTGGGCGAGCCCCTCCTCGATCGAGTCGAAGGGGTTGACATCGAGCGCGCCGAGCTTGACGAGCCCCTCGAATATCAGATCGAGCGGGATCAGAAGCATACGCTCAATCTGAAACAATTCATCTAAAGCCACAGCAACTACATGTATGGCCTGCGAGGCGATGAGCTCAAATTCCGACCAGCCGTTGCTGAACGCCCGCATCGTCTCGAGGGCGGTGAGAAGGCCGTCCACCAGCCACAGGATCCCCGACTTCACCAGCTCCTGGAGATACTGCCGGTTGTCCTGGACGTACTCCCCCATTGCCTTGAACTGCTCGCCGACGAGGCCCACCAGCTCGATCATAAACTCGTTTTTCGTGATGACGAACCCGAGCTCCTCCTTGAGGTCGCCGAGATCGTTTGTTGTTGCCGTGAGCGCCCCCCCGAATGTCTCCCTGGCAGCCGCGGCCGCGCCGCCGAACTGCGACTCGAGCTCGCCGAGGATGATCGCCTGGGCGCCGGCGGCGTCGCCGAACTTCCACATCTCCTTGATCTGGTCTTTCTGCTGCTCGGTAAACTGGACCCCCGCGCGGGTCATCGCGGACAGGTTGGTGATCGGATCGTTCAGGGCCTTCCCGATCATGATCACGGACGACTTCATGTCTGTCTCGAGCACCTGGCTCATGTCGAGGGCGGCCTGCGTCGCCCGCTCAAACCCCTCGCCCCGGATCTGTTTGAATGTCGCCAGCATCGCCATGCCGGACAGGACGACCTCGTCTCCGACGGTGGTCGTCTCCTGCATCCCCGCCGCCATCGCCTTGAGCTGGCCCAGGTTGTACCCGGCGGCCTCCCCGGTGGCAGTAAGAACCGCATTGAGATTCTGCTCCGCTCTCTCCTGCTCCTCGGCCAGACTTACCCACTCCTGGCCGGCGGTCCAGAGCGCGTCAAACGCCTTTGAGAGCGCATACAGCGCCGCCGCGGCTACCGCGGCGTACGCGAGGGCGTGCCCCTTCGACTTCTCAAAGGTGTCCTCGGTATTCTGGCCGAATTGCTTCATCGTGACGGATCCCTTGTCATCGACGACCAGTTCTATCTGGACCTTGTTTGAGTTCATGTCGTTTCCTAGAGGGACAGTCCCCTGTTTTCGCTATGCGAAGAAGAGGGACTGTCCCTAGTCCTTCGGCCTCACCATAATCACCGGCCGGGGGCGGCCAATATCCACGGCCCTCTCATGCTCCTCGAGGAGGCCGAGGTCATCCCACTCCTCCGGCTCGAGGTCGTTCGCACCGAGGGGATACCCGGCGAGGCGCAGGCGGCGCAGGCGCATGATCTTTCTGGTGTATGGGTGGATATCCTCCCAGGGTATCTTCCCGCACTGGGAACAGGTCCACTCCAGGTTCGCCCCCTCGCCACATTCCGCCTCACACTTTGCCCGGTCCCGCTCACCACAGATGCCGCCCTTCTCGCCGTAAATGGCCTCCAGATCCGCTAGGTAGGGTCCTGGCCGGGTTCGCCGGCCTCTTCCTCTTCGGTTCTCTCCAGCGACCCCTCGAATATATGGCTCGCCAGGGCCGAGACGACATCGGGCGCCATCTTCACGACAACGGCCTTCCAGCCCGGGTCGTAGAACTCGGAATCTTCGCGGGAATGGAGGGGCACCTTCTTGCCGTCTTTTTTTACCACAAAGGATTTATCGCCGATCCCTTTGAGCTTCTTTGCTCCGAACTTCATGCGGGTCTCGCCGATGATATTCTTGACTTTGCGGCCAGAGCGCTTGATATATGCGTTGTCAAATGCGATCTTTTCCTCGGGGGTCGCAGGCTCGTAAAACAGCTCCAGATCCGAGTCCGATATCCGGTCGGACATAACGAGCCGGCACAGTTCGTCTGACAATTCTCTTGCCATGATTTTTCTCCTTTCAATCGGGGGGGCCGGTCACCTGGACCAGGCCCCCGTTAAGAGCTCACGAGCTTATCGGCTCATCAGCTTGTATTTTTACTACGCCACACCCGCATATTTTGCCTGCAAGTTTTGCACATTGACGATCACCGACCCGTATGTCGCATCCTCCAGGACTTTCAGGTCACCCGCCTCGGCCAGTCTTTTCCCGTCCACCGAGATCGGCGCGGCGATCACGCCGACCGACGGGAATATGATCTCCACGGTATAGTAGTATGTGGCGTCCATAAGCCCGCCCACGCATTGAATATACAGGCCCAGCTCGTCGTTCGCGTCGATATGCTGCTGGAGTATGTACTCCCGGAATTCGCGGCTGAGTTTGATCGTCTGGTCGCGGCCCTCGCGGATCATGCGCGAGGCGTACTGCCCGCCGCCGCCCGGTACAAACTCCGGGGTGATCCCGTTTTTAAATGACCACTCCAAGGATTTCAGCTCGGCCTGTAATTCCCGGCCGCCGCCGAACTCCGTCCCGGACCACTTGCCGCCGACTTTCAGCGTCATTTCCGAGACCCGCAGGGGCGTCTCCTGCACCCGCGCCGGGAAGGTGTGCCAGTCCGCCTCAGCGGGAATGTAGAGGATGCGGTAGTTGACAACCTCCCCACCCGCGCCCGGTGCCGCGATTGTGATCACCGCCGGCTCAACCGCGGACACCGCGGTATAAACGACCTCGGTCCAGACGCCGGTCGTCAGCTCCGCCCGGATCCGCTGGACATTCTGGAGCCGTACGACCGCCGACGCTCCCCCCTCGACCGCGTTCGCCGCCAGTGTCAGCTCCTCGACCGTCGGCAGGGCCGAGACGACCTCCTCGACCACGTTGTCCGCCACCAGGCCCGTCCCGACCACGTTGCCGGAGAGCTTGACCCAGTCGTCTTTTGAAAAGGAGGCAGTGAAATCAGAGACCCCCATCGAGGCAAACCGCCTCTTGAGCACCGTATTGCCGAAGCGCATGCCCGCCGTGAATGTCGGGTTCGAGCGATCGTCATCGAGATCGCCCGCGAGCGGCGTGATCGTGTGCTTGTACCCGTCGCCCAGGGCGGCCGTGGATACGCTCCCCAGACCGTACCCGAGGACCAGACCGAAGTGCTGGGGCTGCGCCCTGCCGGTCGACAGCGGCCACTTTGCCTTCGCTCCGAGGTCATATATCAGGTCCGCCTCTTCGTACCCGGACGCCTCGTCCGCGTTCGGCTGACGCCTCCGCTCGAGATCGATCACGTTGCCGAGGTCGAACAGCATCGTTGTGTCCAGCGCTGCGACCGTATTGATCGCCGTCTCGCGCAGATTCGCCGATACGGCGATCTGGTTGTGTGTAGCTTGATATGATCTTGGCATCATTCACCTCCCCCGGCGTCAGGTTTTGTCGCCGATTTCGCTGTTTTCTTTTCCGTCGCCGCCTTCGGCTCCGGGACCTTTTCAAACCTTCTCCGCTCCTCCGGCGGGATCTCCGCGTACACTTCGCCCCGGACGTATTTCCGCCCCGCCAGCGGCCCGCTCATGACCTGGATATTCTCCTGGCCTTTTTTCAAACGAAATTTCATGGCCTGTCCTCCTCTTTCTCGTATTTCATTTTGATCACCTTCATCTGGATCGCCTCCGTCTCGTCCTCGAATTTCTCGGACTCCTGGGATCCGTCCCAGTCGGCCAGCACCACACCGGTTAGACCGAGCATGTTTTCCGACAGCACGCCGATCACATCGGCCTCGCAGTCGAGGATCCCCTTCGCCTCCGTGTCGGCATTCCCCATGATCGCCTCGGTCTCTTTGTGCGACCGCACGAATACGGCGATCGAGACGTTCATGGCGAGTACCCACATCCCGCCAGCCGTTTCTTCTGTTGTGACCGGGCCGTCCTTGATGGCGCAGGCGGGAAACTTGGTCCCCCGCGGGATCCGGTAGAGGTCGTCGGTGATATAGATATCGCTGTCGCGCATGTACGATATGCCGGTTTGCAGGGCCGTTTCGATAGCCGCCAGGAGCGGCTTCATGGATGAATTCATGATGTCACATCCTCCGCCAGGATCCGGTTGAACACCCGGATGTCCTCATCCTGAACGACCAGGAAGGGGCGTGCCGGGATGGTGACCTGCTTCATGGTCCGCCAGCCCACGCCGGGGATATTGATCTTCAGCGCTTTGCCCGATTTCGGCTTGATCACGCCCCCCAGCTGGTGGATCCGCGCATAGACGACGTTTGTGCCTACCGTGAGAGACCGGCCCGTCACCTTCATCGTAATTGACCGGAGCAGCCGGGCTGTTTTCAGGAGGGTTTTCCCTCCCGTTTGTTCGACCCGGATGGAGGGCTTCCACCGTGTCGGCCGCCCGCCCGCATCGAACGTTTTCGCGATGGAGCGCAGCAACACACCACCGATCTGTTTGAGCGCGCCTTCCGGCTTTTCCATCTTTTTCGCCGCCTTTTTTAGCGCGGCCTGCGCCTCGGCGTCTTTTATGAGCCAGCGGACTCCTATCATCAAAAATCCTCCATCGTCGTGCGGGTGAATAGCCTGTCTTCGTTATCGATCTCCGGCGCGTTGCTTGCCGGCGTCGAATCGGGATCGTCCTCGCCCAGGGAGATGAGCCCCTTCGCCACGTTCGCCAGAAACTTCACGGCGTTGTCATAGCGCTGTTTCCGGTCGTCCGGCGCGCCCTTGCGCCGGGCATAGAGGTTATAGATCGCGATGTCGACGGAGAACTTCCGGACGATCGCCGGGACGGTTGAGAACGGCACCGAATAGCGTTTGCCGCAGTACCCGTCGATCTCGGCGTCCGCGTCGGCGATGGCGCGGGTCACCATGTCGGCATCGACCGTGCCCGCGTCAGCGTCGTCGGTGAGCTGAATGAGGATGTCCCCATCCAGCTGCTCCAGTATGTCGGCCTGTGCTGCGTACATCGGCTAGTCCTCCGGCCCGTCTGTTTTTGCCTTCTCCGCCGCCTCGTCTTTCGCCAGCTGCTCCTCGTGCTTTTTCAAACACTCAAACAGGTCCGTCTTTTTTTCTTTTTTAAGCATGTCGACGGGCTGGAATTTCTCGATCTTTTTGAGGATCTGGGCCTTCGTCATCTCGTCGTATGGATCCCTGCCGGCCACTATCGAAACGACGAGGACCTTGTCCGCCTGGAGCCGTTTCATCTCCTCGGGGGTGAACCTGTCGTCGGGATACTCGACGGGCACCCTTGTGTGGGCGATCCCGCAGCGCCTGCGTCCGTCCCGTTTACTCTTGATTATGATCATGGCTTTCTCCTTGTCCTTTAAAAAGGCGGCCGGCGCGTGGCCGGCCGCGCTATTACTGAATCGATCAGCCTCCGGCGCTATCAGCCGGCGCCGGTGCTTCCGTAACTCATCTGCCAGAGACCGTACCCGCCGGCGGCTCGCGCCTCGGCGCCGAACTTGAATGTCCCGCGCATGAAAACGTCATCGTTGTCCATGCCCGTCTGCTCGACGAAGACCGGCTTCTTCCGCTCCTGGTAGATATACGGCTTGATAGGCCGCTTGGTCACATGGAGCATCCAGGCCGTGGCGCTGGTGAGCCAGGGGTTCACTATCAGCTTTGCCGTGCCGTTATAGGGGTTCGGAGATGCGTCGGTCAGCTTCGCGTTTTCCGTCAGCAGTCTGCCCGTCGCCTCCAGGGCCGGGGGCACTTCGAGTGCGTCGGGAATCAAGCCCAGGGGACGCCCCTCATCGTCGGTCATGGACATGATAGCCAATCGCGCCGCGCCGTAGCTCGCAGCCGCGGCCACCGTGGTGGCCGCGGAGAGCGCCGCCGTGCCCAGGTTCGACTTGGTTGACTCTCCCACCGGATGATCGTCGTCGTAGAAGTACTGGCCGTCGTAGCAATCGCTCTCGAAGGCGTCGTTTTTCAGATCGGAGACGATCTCATCGGGGAGGTTTTTCGCCGAGTACCCCGCTTCCTGTGCCTGGGGGCCGTAAATGCCGAGGGTATCGTCCTCGATATCGTTTCGCTTGACCTCGACGGTGGCCTCCCAGTCGTCATTGACGATGGTGTAATTGAAGGCGGAAAGTTGAGAAATTGCCTTGTCGCCCAGCCATTTCCGCATTTTGGGGAACCGGGAGAGCCAGGCGTAATTGCTCTGGCTGCTGCCGGAGGGGACCAGCATGGCCGTTTCCTGCCACTGGCTGGGCGCGCCCTCAAATGCCTTATTGAATGTGGTTTTCAGCGAGATGAAAACCGCAACGATGGATGCTCTATTTATCAACATGTCGTTATCCTCCTTTGTCGGATATTTACTCGGTTATTCTGTCAAGAGCGCCGGGGTATATTCCAGCCAGGCTCCGGTCAGGTACATGGCGTCGGTCGTATGGGCCACCGGCGTGAGTCCGATAGTAATCGTCTGTGCCCCCTCGGGTACGTCCGCCGCCGCGATGGTGGCGATCTTTTCCCCGTATGTCGCGGTCTGATTGGTCGTCGTGGTGTCGGTTACCTTTGAGTCGGCCTCGTTAAAGAACGTATCGACGGTAAATCCGACCGCATCGGTCGTGCTCGCGCTGGCGATCCTTACATGCAGGACCAGGTCCTTTGTGATATCGATATCGGGCGGAAGGGGGACCTGGACGACGATCTGATCGTTGTTCGTGTTCGCCCAGTCGATCCGCTGGCATCCGTCCGTGGCGGCGTTGATGGCCTCCAGGATCGGCGTGGTATCGGATGCCAGGACCCCGCCGTTCGCCGCGATAGCACCGACATCGAAGGCGGACGACTCCCTGAATATAGTGAGGGGAAGCGGGATGAATTTCTGCGTCGAAAACAGGTGCTGAAAAATCTCCTGGATGGTCGCCTCGGCTTCCGTCTGGGCGGTAAAGAAGCCCGCGTCGGCTATCGAGACAGCGCTCGCGGCGTGTGCCGCTGACGAATCGGCGATATGGGTGGCCACATCGGCCTGCTGTATCGCCGGCGTGATATCCACCCAGGCGTGGGTCGTGTCGATATACTTCGCGATGATCCCGACATAGATGTTATGGGTTACGTTAGCCGTGAGATCGACGGTGGCGTCGTCTTCGATGAACACATTATCGCCGACGTTCGCGACGGTGATCGCCGTCCCTAAGAGCATCTTGAAGACGCCCTGTCGCTGGACCACCACCGTATCGTCGCCGTCTAATCCCGCCGAGTTGTCGACGTATTCCTGCGCGATCCCGACGAAGATCGTGCTCGCCGTATCGGCGCCGGCGATGACATACCCCGCCGCATTTACCGAAATGAGCGCGCCGGCATAGATCGTGTCGCCGTCATCCACCGGAAGGACGAGCAGCTTCCCGCCGGTATAGTCCATCGCCTTGTCCGCCGAGAGCGCCGTGGCCCAGACGGGAGCCGAAAACAGCAGCATGAAGACCATAATGGCCGCCAGGATGCTGAATTTTTTGGTTATCCATGTTCTCTTCATAGCAAAAACCTCCTTGTTATTCGTAAGGTGCGGATACCGTTTCCCGTTATCCGTTTTTCATTTTTTGACTACTGCGCCGCTTCCGGGCCGAACTTCTTAAAATCATCGTCGGAGAGGCCCATCTGCTTGTTGATCGCCTTCTGCACGTCGTCGGGCAGATCCCCTGTCTTGTCATGCACCACGGAGATTTTGTCGAGCGGGATCACACTGCCCGGCTGTCGCGCCAGGACGATCTTCTTGAACTGATCCGGCGCATTTTTCGCCAGCTCACTGCCCCAGTCCTTCAGCTCGGCGGGGGATGTCCGCCCCGTCTTCAGGGCCTCCTGGACCAGATCCTCCTGCTCCCTGGTGACGAGCTTGAGCTCCAGCTCCGTCACCTTCGCCGCGAGCGCCGCGACCGGGGTTTCAAGAGCCTTCATGCCCGCCACGATCTTGACGAGATCGGCGACGGTCGCCTTATCGTCCGCGCCGAGGGCCGTCAGGACCTCTTTGCAGGCGATAATCTTTTCGGCGGCGTCTGCTCTTGCCACGGCCGCCGCGATTTGAGTCTCCAGGTCGGCGCATTTGAGTATAACCAGCGCCACCCCATCCTCGGCCTTGCCGGAGGCCGGAGCCCCCGCCAGCGTCAACATCTCTAGAATCTTTTCCATGCCTTTATCCTCCTCGTTAGGATCATGCCCGATGGCGGCCAGTGCCGTCTCCATCTTCGCCATGATCGGTTTTAAATTATTGGTCGCCGGGGAATTTGTGAGAGCGACGCTGTCAATAACCACGACCCGTTTCGTCGCTTCCTGGGTCCACATCACAGGCGAGTAGTACCGGTACTCCTTGTTTTTCAGGTATTCCTTCGCCTTTTCCGTCCACTCGACCACCGCCCACAATCCCTCGCGCCCTCGGTTGACCAGCGTTTTGATCCATCCCGCCGCCGGCGCCTCTCCCCCCCTTTCCGTCTGGTGCTCGTAGTCGATGACCATGTCGTTTCCCCGCTTCTGGAAACGCGCGATGATGCTGGTCATCGCCTCGTCGTCGATGATCGCCTTCTGTTTATCGTGAAACGTGATCTCGCCGAACGGCAGAAGCTGGAACTCGACCGGCACGCCATCGATCTCTCGTACAAGTATATGGAGATTCATCGGTTTTTCTCCTCCTGTTGATATTGTGTGACCAGTTCATCCGGATATTGTTCGAGATCCGGAGTCCAGGGCTGTTTCGCCGGGTTTGTCGCGAACCCGGAGTCGGGCATCAGGGGCCGGGCCGGGAGCTTGTTCCCCGCCGCGTCGATCGGCTCGATCAGCTTTCCGGTCGGATCGTCGGTCTCGATCTTCAATCCTTCCTCCTCCGCCGCGAATTTGTGGACGGGGAGCACCCCGCACCGGCAGTTGTATCCGTTCGGCGGATACCAGGTATCCCAGAAGGAATGATCGGCCAGGAAGACCTTGCCGTCGAGCGCGGCATGCTCGGGGCGTGTGTTTCCGTCGTTTACCGCGTCATATTCCCAGTATGGAAATTCCTCTTTCATGTCGACCATCTGCTCATATCGGCCGACGTTGTACGCCGTCTGGACGTTTGTCCGGAAGATCGTCTCCATGCGCCACGCGCCGAGCGTTTCCTCGCCTGACGCGAACCCCTGGGAGGCGAACAGATCGTCCACGCGCCCCCGGAAATCCGCCAGGGTCTCGCCCGATTCGATCGCACCGAGGACCGCGCCGTGGATCCCCTCGACCAGGTCCATCCGGGCGACGCCCCCGACCATAAAGGCCGTGGCCTGCGCCTGGGCCGACAACACTGCAAACCGCTCCGCCGTCATCGGGATCCGCGCGCCGAAGTATTCGATCGCCTCGTCGAACGGGACCGGTTCAAGGACTATGTTCGGACCGTCTAAAACCATGTTCCTCACCGGGACAGTCCACTATTTTGCTTCGCAAAAATGGGACAGTCCCCTACTTTTTCTCCTCCACCGTCATCCGGCCGTACAGGTCGGCCGTGTAGATCGCCCGCGCGACGAGGTCGTCCAGGGCGCGGGGATCCATCTCGGAATACGTCTCATATATCTTGTCGCGGATCTCCGTCAGGGACCCGGCCGTCATGATCAGCTCACGTATCGGCTCCAGGACGCCCAGGATCGCCCCAGGCGCCTCTTTGCCTGTCTGGGCGACCAGTCCTTCGATCGCGTCCTGCTCGGGCGAAAAGGGCCGATTCTTGGCGGCCACGCGCCGCATCGAGAACGATGCCGGGCCGCTCGCCGGTGGCAGGGTGAAATCATCGTGGTCTTTCGGGTCCGGCAGGGGCACGCCGAATCGTTCGGAGACGTGCTTTGCCGAGAGCGGATAATTCATCTTATGCAGCCTCTCATATACTTTAGCGTAGTATTCGAGGTCCTCCGGGGTCTCGTATTTGATCCGGAACCAGGGGAGGGGTTTCTCCCACCCGAAGTTGTAACCGACCAGGGGGCGGATGATCTGGAAGCGAGTCGTGTTCGCCAGGGAGCTCGCATCGGACTCGATCAGGTCCTGGCGGACCGCCGACTGGGCGTCGTCCGCCCCGAGCTTGCCGGGCGTGCCTTGTGAAGTGGCCGTTTGCCCCAGGACAGCCTTCGACATTTCCAGATTGCAGAATTCCGCCAATTTCTGAAACATCAAGTTTGAGCCGGACATGCCTTTAACGGAATCAATAAACTCGATTTCCGTGCTTTTCGATATGATCCCGGCGGCGTCGGTGCCGAGCGACTGGATCGCGAGCTTGAGTGCATCCCTGTCTCCCTCGCTCGCTCCCGGTTCGTATTTGCCCAGGCGCAGCGGCATGCCGAAGACTTCGGCGAAGGCGATCCAGTCCTTGATCGCGTAGTTCTTAAACAGGTACATCCATGCGCAGGTGCGCAGGATCCCGGCGCGGGTGTCATACCCTGACCGGGCCTTGTACCGGTGATAAACCATTTTGAAAGGCGGGAGATCCTCGCCGTTGATCGGCTCCGCCTCGGTGGTTATCCGGGGGACCTTGATCGCGGGCTCCCACATACCCTTGCCGTAGTCCGCAAACACGGCCTTTTTCGCGTGGATCCAGTTCAGTCCTACGACGACGGCCTTGCCGTCCACCACGCCCCAGATGATCTCCTGCATCGAGTATCCCTTCGGGATGGCGTCCAGGAGATCGAGCATCGCCTCCTCGAACCCCTGCATCGAGGATATAACGTCTCTACAGAAATCCGCGATTTTTTTAGCTTCCGGTGTGGAATCGTAGGGCGCAACATCATAATCGAGACCGAGGACGGCATTTTTGCGGGTCTGGAATTCGGCGAAGAGATGGGTGTCTTTCTCCTCCATCTCCTCGAACAGCTCGGCCTGACGGTAGACGCTTCCACCGTCAGCCTCCTTGAATATCGTCGCCAGTTTGGCCGGTGTGGTCCCCGAGCTGGGATACGAGCTGTATTTGTCACGCACCGCCGCCACGGCGATCTCGCGCCGCTCGGGCTGCTTTTCCATCTTCTTGATCTCTCTCCCGAACTGGTCCAGGATCATATCAATAGGCTCCTCTGCCGGCGAACATCCGGCGCTCGGTCACGGTCTCGTATTCGATGGGGCCGCCCGACACCTGGACCATGCTGACCGCCATCTCCAGGCTGTCCGGGCCGTCGTCGTTCACATTCTTATTAAGGATATAGACGAGCTGCTCGATGAGAAGGTCCTGGTCGCTCTGTCCCTTCTGAAATCTCAGCTTCCCGTATTCGTAGATATATTCAAGGGTCCCCCTGATCCGCCCCTCCTTGTTGGTGGTGTGCAAAATCGGCAGCCAGGGAAGGTATTTGCCCTTTTCCTTCGCGTAATTCTGGATCGCTTCGTGGAGGAAATCATAAAGCATGTTCTCCTCAATCCCCACGCGGCCATGATATTCGTCGTGCTGTGCATAACAGGCGTCAAACATGGCGCCGGGGCTCGCGTGACGGATCCAGGCGTGCAGCACATAAAAGATCATGGTGTCGCGATCGAGGCCGACGGTAATGGTCGCCTTGAAATCGTTCGCCTCGCCAGATTTTGCGCTCGGATCGGTGGCCGTGGCCACGAGGAGCTGTTTTCCCGCTATTTCCTCGGGTTCATAATACTTGAGCCATTTTTCCGGGAAAGGCGATCCCTCGGCGCCGGTGAGATTCATCATCTCGGCATTAAAATCCGTGGTGCTCATCTGCCGGCGCTTCTTTTCCAAGCGCTCGGGAGACCAGAGGGCGGGCCAGAGGGGTCTCTGCGTCGGTTTACCGTAGTCGAGCCACGCTCGATATATTCGGCCAACATACAGGGGCGTCCCGTCATCGTCTTTTTCTGCAATAAATTGAGAAAGGACGCTTTTGGGATGGAAC